GCCGCACCGTGGCCCCGCCCGACGCCGGGAAGAAAAAAACCGCCTACGACGTACACATGACCGTCGTACTTGGCCCCCGGCAGAAGGGCGACGAAGACAACTTCCACAAGGTAGGTCTCGACGCCCTCCAGTACGCCGGAGTCATTCACTCCGACAGCTACGCGCATTGCGTCTGTGACGTGATCCGCAACGACCGCTCCAACCCCCGCACCGAATACACCGTACAGAGGAGAGAACTTGAGAACCGATAACTACAGCAACGTAACCCCCCACTGCGTCATGTGCGGCAACGTCATCCCCGCCGACCGTCCCAAACACGCCATCACTTGCTCGAAGGAGTGCAGCGACCTGCGAAAGAACTGGAGACGCAGCAAACAGGATGCGCGGGAGTGCCGCTATTGCCGCCGCCCTTCCTCACTGGCCGAGCGCAGCCGCTACCAGCGTTGGCGGCGATGGGAAGAGAAGAACCCGCCGCCCGATGCCGAACTCAGCCCGGAGGAGCTTGCCGAGCGCGAGTATCGTAAACTCAACCCGCCCAAGAAACGCGGCCCGAAACGCAAACCCATCACCGAACTCCAACCCGACACGAACGGCTACCCCGGCACAGAGCCGTTCCCCGAAGACGTGGCATAGATAACCATCACCAAGGGCGGGGAGATTCACTGGCACCCCGCCCCAAGGCCAATACAGATGCGAAAAAAAGACCGAACTAGTGACGAGAAACGATTCGATGATAAGATCAAAACCGCGATCATGCGGATTGGGCCTAATCCCCAGCCCCATGAGCAGCCAACTCCCTACCCCTATGTTCTCGTTTGGGACCGCCTAGGGCGCAAGGGACAGCGAGTGGCTATCATTCGCCAATCCACCAAGACAGCGCAGATAAAGTTTGAGGTTGACGGGTTTACGACCGTCATCAACAGACAGGCTCTCCGCCGCGTCTAGGGCGCGTCCGGGAGAGCACCCGGAGGCGTGTCATGCTATTGGTTGTCGATATTCTCCTCGTCAGTCTCATCCTCATGCCGCTCTGCGACCTCGTGTTCAATGAGCGCGTCCGCGTCCCCGTCAAAATCGTCATCCTGTGCCTCACCTTTGTTTGGGTGCTGTACTGGCTGTTCTTCGCCGGAGGGAAACCGTATGCCGGGTAAAAAGGGAAAGAAAAACGTTGGCTCCAACATCCGCGAATTTACCAAGGGACCGACCTTCAAAAAGACCGCCAAAAAGAAGGGCCGAAAACGCGCTTTACGCCAAGCGGTTGCCGTTGGAATTTCTCAGGCGGGTTTGTCCCGTAAGAAGAAAAAAAAGAGGTAGACCGATGGACACCACCGACATCGCCGCCAGCGCCGCCAAAGTTCTCAGCAGCAAGGGCAAGAAGCTGCACACCCACGGCATGAATATCCGCCGCACTAAAAACGGCTACATCGCCAAACATGAACTCCGCGACAGCAAGGGCCAGCCGCCGCAGGACGGGCAGAGCGCCGATGCCGAGTACAACGTGGGCGCGGATCCCGCCGAGCTTGCCGCGCACGTTCAGCAACACATGGGACCAGTCGAGCCGGATGAGCCGGAGCCGGGTGCGTAAATGTGGTTTCGAGCGCGACCCCTTAAAGTAAGCCTCAGCTTCGACTCGCCCCTCCATCTCACCTTTGACCCCTCGCCGGAGCCATCGAAAGCGAGCACATGGGTCACAACGAAACATGATGGCCTCACCGTGAAAGGAGCCGCGCCAATGGCCTACACCCTGCCCGACGACTACCAAGTAGATTTACAAATTGGCTACACCGACGCCAAAGGCCACCCCGCCACCATTGACGGCGAGGTAGCGTGGTCATCCTCCGACGAAAACATTTGCGCCGTCCACGTCAACCCGACCGATTCCACAAAAGTCACGCTCCGGCCACAGGCCAACCTTGGCAACTGCCAGATCAGCGCGACCGCCGACGCCGACCTGGGGGAAGGTGTGCAGAACATCATTACCCTCTTCGACACAACCGTAGTGGGCGGGAGCGCCGTGGCCGGAACCGTCACCCCCGGCGAAGCCTATAAGCCCGAAGTGCAGCCGATAAAGAAGAGTAAGTGACCCAGCATTTTGATTGGAGACTAGCCAAGCAATTGATAAGCCTCATTTCGAGCGCACACGGCTTCTCGCTTCTTGGCAAACCAACCAACATATTGTTTTCCGATCCTCACGAAGTATCCGCACCCGTTACCGCACCTGAAAACATGGCGAGACCCGGTAGAGCTACGGCCTGTACGGGCCGACAACTCTACCGGGGCAGACGGCGCGGGAGTATTTACAAGATGCTCACCAAAGTATTTTTTCTCTCCACCCATTCGGGCAACGACGGCATCTTCCTTAAGATTGTGAAAGCCCAAGTGAATATGCTTACCGTCCACGACAATATCAGCCTTCCATTTCTTCAATTTTTTGTTCCACCCGACACCTGTAAAACCAGAAGTATTCCGTGTGGAGAGAGACCTATTGCGGCAATTTGTTTGCTGATTTGCGAGGCGAAGATTGAAGCGTCTACAGTCGAGACGGATTCGATTGATATGGTCAACAGCAGTTCCGTTTGGAGCGGACAAAATAAAGCGATGAAGGGAAACGTGAATCGTCCCGATCCGTCGCGTTGCGTAGCCATTATGGAAATGCCACCTCCATTGATTCAGCCAGTCAAAATCCGCAGCATCGACGATGGCGAATTTGCCTTGAGTAAGAGGAATAAAACGGTAGGATGGTTCAGACGGCACAACATCCTGTGTGAGCAGGTTGGTCATATTCAGCCCTCCACGGCTGGTTTGATGTGTCGTCATTTTAGCGTTAAGAGGGTCAATTCCCATGCCGTTTGATTGGAGAAAATTGAGGAATGTACACGCCGAGCGCGGCGACAACCGCGCTTGGCGGGAGGAGCTTACCGATATCGTCTTGCATGATGGCGACGTGAAGGAGGACGGGCGGCGATGCTGCAAGACCAACCTCCTCGCTCTCAGCTACGTTCTAGGCTACTGTCTGATAGACGAAGCCATTCACCATGAGGCCATCGCGTTTTTCCCGGAGATTGACCCCGCGCAGACGGTTGCCGAACTCTACATCGGGCGCAAGCGGAGACGCACCCTTCTCTACCCGCGCAACACCTACAAGACCACCCTCGACAACGCCTACTGTGTGCAACTCATCCTGCATTACCACATGACCATCGCCATCCTGATTATGAGCGGAGGCAAAGAACTTGCCTTCGCCTTCGTGGATCAGGTAGGCAGCTTCTTCGTCAATGCCTCGCACCGACCGCGCACCCTGTTTCAATCCCTCTTTCCCGAACTGTGCGTACCCCGGCCATCCAAAATTCCGGGGCAATTCACCTGTCAGCTTCGCCAGCATGACCCGAAGATCATCGAGCCGATGATATGGGCGAACTCCATCGACTCCAACGTTACCGGATGGCACCCCGACGTTTTGATTTACGACGACATCAACACCAACCGCAACAGCCGCAAGTTCGAGAGCCGCGTTGCCATCACCAAGGCATACAAACTCACCCGCAAAATTCTCAAACCGACTGGCTTCGAAATCAAAATCGGAACGCCCTACGGCTTGGGCGACACCTTCAGCGATGAGGTTTTGACGGCAAGGCCGGGGAGCTACCACCGCGTCTTCAAACCCGCGCTCCGGCTGTTGAACGGAGAGCGCCTAGACCCCAACGGCTTCCCTCTCGAAAGCGAAATGGAACTCCTCTTCCCTGCCATCCTCAGCTACGAATTTTTGCGCGAGGAGTATGAAGCCGACTACGAGTTTTTCATGTCTCAGTACATGCTCGACAGCTACGGAGCCGCCGAACTGGTTTTCACCGAAGCGCAGATGTTAACGGCGATGGTGGACGAAGACAAAGTACCGATGGAGGGGCAAAGGTTCCTCCACTTCCGGCTACCCTGCCGTAGTATCAACTGGCTGACAACCTCTGGCGCGGTAGGCATTATGCACCGCAATCGCATGTATATCGCGGAGACTTTGCAAGGCCACTACAAACCCTCTGCCCTCGCCAAGATCATCCACGATACCGCCCGGCGCAATGGCTTGCACAACATCACCATCGAGGAATCGCCGGGAGCGCGGATGATGCAAGCCGCAATCAATAACTACAGCCTGTCAACGGGCTGGAAAATTCAGATCACATGGACGGAGTTTCAGGCCGACGCCGGAGAACGCGACACCCGCATCCGCCATCTGGAGCCATTGTTGGCATCCTCGCGTCTGTTCTTCTCCGATGCCCTCAAGACCAAGCCGCTCATTGAAGGCTTTGTGCAGTACGGCATGACCCCCGATGACGGCTTGCCCGACATCATCTCGCGGGTTGCCGATCACCTTCCGGTGAGCCTCGAAGCCGGGGAGCTTGCCGAGCAAGACCTTGCATGGGAGATGATGCGCGAACGCGACAAGTTCAACCTCATCTACGGACGCGGAGTGTATACACCATCGGAGCCGGAGCCGGAGGAGATCGAGCCGCAATCGAGCTACGAAGAACACCCGCTAACGTCACAAGGTTTGGAGGTATGGATTCCGGGTCTCGAATAAACTTTCGCCTAGCCTTCGCCCTGTTCAAATGTCCCGGTTGCAGTATGTTGCACAAAGTTCTATTATCCCGCCATTGATTCAGGGTTGTATCGGCTGACAGAGCCGACTTTAGTGGCGATAAGCCTTCTCCCCAACGCATCCCGCAACGGGATGTTATTGAAACCAACGGAAAGAGGCCGGGTGTTCCGAGAACACTCCGACCCTTGAAACCCGTTCCAGCGCAATCAAGCGGTTTTTGAGGGGAGCGGCTATGGCCGCGTCATCCGTATTGGAGATGAAGAACAACCCCCACGCCCCGGTACTCCCCGGCGACGTGACGACCTCCCCGGACCCGACCATCCCCGCGAAGTACACCGACGCCGCCGTGATCAGCATCGTAGTGCAGGACTACGAACGCGCCAGCCAATGGCAGGACGACCGCCGCTGGCCGCTGCAATGGACCGAAAGCGACATCCTGTATCAATCGCCCCGCACTCTGAGCATCTTTGAAGGGTCCACCGTCACCCGCTCCAACGTCTCCCGCTTCACCGTAGCCAAGCAGACCAACTCCCTAGCCCCCGCGATCACAGGGGCTATTTTTTCGGACGCAACCCCGTTTCTGGTACGACCCCGCCCCGCCACCCATCAGGACACAGTTAGGGCGTGGACCGATCTTGTCTCCGAACTGCTGGACGAAATCTTTTTCAAGCAAGAGTGTAGTTATGGGATTCAGGGGATGGTCAACTCCGGCACCGTCATCTTCAAAATCGGATGGGAGACCGAGACCAAGGTAGAGACCCACTACCGGAGAAAGAAAGCTCCGCCGCAAGTGCCGATGCCGCTAGGCAAGCCCATGACGGTGTTTACCGAGGAGAGCGACGAGTTTGAAGCCGTCGAAGAAGAAGTCACCCGCAACCGCCCCACCTTTGAAAAATTGGAGCTAGGCGAAGTCTTCATCGACCCGAAGTGGAAGAACCCGAATCAGCTATGGAAAGCCAAGTTCATCATCCACCGCAACTACATCAACTACGACGACCTCACCCGGCTCCGCGAAAATCCCGACTATGACATCCCCAGCGATGACATTCTCCGCCACATCTTTATGTCGGACGAGGAGCAGACCGAACCCATCACAGGCGCGGAAGAGTCGATGACGGTCAACACCAGCGTCCATCACGCCGCCCGTCAGGACACCGACTGGAGCGAAGACCCGCTATTGAAACCGATGCAGTTATTGGAGTGGTGGGACAAGGGCCAAGTACGCGCTGTGCTGCAACAGAAATGCGTCATCCGCAACGGCAAACACAAGATGCCGGAGAAGCCTTTCCTTGCGGCCAATTATTGGGATATCGAAAACTCAGGCTATGGCATGGGAGTGGGGCGCATCTCCGGCGCGGACCAGCGCGTAGAACAGGGAATGATTAACGCCATTCTGGACATCCTAGCCTTCGCCGTCCAACCGGAGTATGCCATCGCACGAGGGGCGAATGTGCCGACTCAAGACCAGCGGCGAAGGCTGGGCGGCATCCGCATGGTAGACGGGCCGGATGCCACCAAAGCAATCTCTCTGGTTCCGCAACCGCAGGTACCCCCGGATGGATGGAGAGCGATACAGGCGGTTGTCGGTTCGAGCGAGGGGGCGACCGGAGCCGACCAAGCCACGGTACAAGGCGTTCTCCCCGGTCGAGGGAGCAGCGTGGGGCACTCCGGCACAGGAGCCGGGATGCTCCAAGCTGCATCGAGTGGCCGTCTGCAAAGCCCGGTAGAGCGATTCATCGACGGCGTATTCATTCCCTTCCTCAATTTCCTGTTTCAGATGGTGAAGGAGCGGATGCCGATACAGGAAATCCGCGACCGCATTGGAGAGCGCAGCAAAGACCTTGTGACGGACTTCGGAGACTTCATGGCAACCAACGTCAAGTTTGAGACGTTGGCCGGAACCAAGCTGGCAGCGCGGGGCCGCATGGCACAGGCGTTGCCGTTCCTGTTGGAAGTGTTCGGCAATCAGGCGCTCATTCAGCAACTCACCCAGGTTGGTTACAAAGTCAACGTGATGGAACTCGTCAAGATGGTTCTCGATATGTCCGAGTGGAAGAACCGCGCAGACCTTGTGGTGCCGATGACGCAACAGGACATGCAAACGATGGCGCAACAGAACCCCGCCGCGATCAAAGCCCAAGCCGACGCCGCCCAACTCAATCAGAAACACCAAAACGATATGGACTTGGAAGACAAGAAAATCGCGGGCCGCATCGCCACCAAGAGCGTAGACACCACCCACAAAACCCTAGTCGAATCCCCGCTCCAACGCGCCTCCAGTTTTGCCGAGCGCACCGCCGACGAGCGATCCATGCAAGCCAGCCAGTTCTACGGAACGTCAGGAGGAGGGTAAATGGAACACCACGCGCAGCGACTTTCAGCAGACAAGCGATGGGGAGTCTTCCGCAAGGACGCCCAAATCGACGTAGCCCCCTGCAACCGGGGCGGAGAGCTTGCAGCGGGCCACATACTGGGGCCGAATTGCCCCTGCCATCCCCGCATAGGCCACGAACTGTATTACGCAACCCTCCACATTCACGACAACCGCATGACGGAGCCGAACGATGGACAACGTTAGCGTGAAATTCATGCTCATCCCGCCGCGCCACCGCCGCGCTCTGGAGATGCTTATGGAGCAGACGAAGCGCGACCCGCTAGGGGCCATCGGCAGAGGCGCTTTACGCGACGAAGACGACCCCTTCACGCTGGAGCAGATCGTAAGCCCATTGTGGGACCGTGGCCTTATCGAAGACCTCACATGGACCGACTTAGGCGAAGGCGGCAAATACTTCGTCCGCATCACCAAGCTAGGAAAAATCTGTCTCGGACTGGGATATATGCTCCGCGAGACGCGAAAGCCCACCCTCGCGGAGTGGAAGGGATTGGGAGAACAGGCCGCAATAACTACATTGCCACCCGGCACCGCTGAACGACTCGCCCAACACGACGCCAAGGAAGAGAAAGAAGCCATCGCATGATCGAGAACGCCATACGCAGCGAGAGACGGTTTGGAGTGACAGCGGAACTAACTCCGCTGCAACGCCGCAACCTGTTTCAGATTCGCAACAGCGAGACATGGCCCGACCTGCTTGATGTGATGGAGATGTGCTGTATCGAAATCGAAACCGAACTCATCAATACCGCCGCCGACCGCGAGGCCGAAGTTCTGGCTAACCACAAAATGGCGAAGGCAGCGTGGCAAATCTTTACGCATCTGCAAGAGAAGGTGGACAAAGAAATCTCACTCTACGTCAACAGCAACGCCCAAATCGCGACGTTGCCAATGCTAACCGCCGAGGAACAGTTGGTCGAAAACATGCTGGACCCGACCCGACCGATAGCCTTCGACGACGCCAACTGAAATGAGGAGAATGGGTGATGAAACATGAATGGCTTAACGACGGTGAACCCGATGAGAATGGCGACTATATCGCCGTTATCGAAAATGCGGAGGGAAAGCGTATCTCAACCTTCAAGGGAAAAACCTACAAGGAGGTTGCCGATGCGTTGTTGAACTCTCAAGCCAACGCCAACCGCGAAATCAGCCGTCTCAGACGGCCCGACCGTGCGAGGGTACCCCTACCGTTCCAAGCCGAAGCGAAAACATTAACCGCAGCCGACAAACTCCGTCTCTCGACGGATATTACCGATCCTGAAAAAGTTGTGGATGCCGTGACGGAAATCGTTACTCACGCGCAGGGCGCAAATCCGCGTGAAATCACTACAAGACTCGCCACCATGACCGAGGACCAGCGCGACCAGTATTACAAAGACGAAGCTGTAGCCTTCGTCCAAGCCACCCCCGATTACTACCCGGTACAACAGAATCGTGACAAACTCTTCGCGGCATTGAAAGACAGCCAACTAGACCTCACGCGCAATAACCTCGCACTCGTTTACCAAACGCTTTCCGACCAAGGCGAACTCATCGCATGGCCGGAGGAGCCAACCGATGGACCCAAACCTAACGGACAGATGCGCGAATCTTCGCCGGAGCCTAATCCTCCCTCTCCTACAAGCACCAGACCACGGAGCGTATCGACAGGGATTCGGAGCAGTGACGCATCCGCTACCGCACCCCCGCCGCCTACGCCGAAGAAGATCACACGCGCAGACATCGAGCGTATGTCAAGGGCGGAGTATCAGGATAGATTGCGAGACCCAGCCTTCAGAAAAGCGGTCGATGCTTTAAGCGCGTGACTTCCCACAAGAGGGGGATAGTCACATGCGAAACACATCCACAGCCGCCGAGTGCGGCAGGAAGTTTGCCAAAAATGTAGTGATTCCGTTCATCGAGTTTGCCGCCGCTATCGGCGGACAACTCTTTGTATGGACTCATAACGTGGCCGCGTATCGCGTTCACGGCGCGTTGGCTGTTGGCGTCTCGCCAGCCTCCAACTTGACCACCAATTTGCCGCAGAGTGTAGTTACTTCGTT